AATATAATGTATGGTTCTTCAACCACGTCCGAGAAAGTACTCTCCGAAAGATACCCTCAGGCCTCTGCTAATAGGAACTCCGATATAATAATAGCATGGACAATGATACATATGAAGCAATCGAAGCCCTACAAGAGTCACTCCGCCAGATGGTAGAGAAAGAGTTCATGCGCCTTGACCTCCAGATTCAAGAGCTAGAGAAGACAATCGCCTCTACTAATAAAGAGGTAAAGCGCCTGAAGGATAATGCCTCAATCACTTATCAATTCTAATAACCTTCAAAGGAACACCGGTATAATAAGTATAGAAATGAAAGAGAAAGAGTACGACGAACTGGCCCAAGCCATTGCTAAACTACATCTAGACATTGAAACTCTCGAGGAGCGTAAGTCCGACTCCTTAGACTTCCACGCCCTATCGGTATGGTCAATAGAGAGTGCCTTAAAGGACGCTATTCGAACCGGATATAAACACGGTGTTGAGATGGGCCAAGCAAGGGACATTGATATGCTAGCATAGAATTTCATCATGATTGCGAGGGGTAGGCTAATTAAACTACACTACAAATATAATAAGCTATAGCTTACCTCTCGCATAATGATACCCCCGCTCTGTAAAAGACACCCCGCTCTAGAAAGACAAGGTTGCTCAGAGAGAGACCCGCTCTGAGAGATCACGCCATGAGAAAGGTATATATATAGAGAGACGGAATAAGGGTTTGATATAGCCCATGCCATAAAAAATTTTTATGCGCGCGTCAGAGTATCTATATAAGGGGAGGGGAACTACCATATAATAATTGTATGGACATGAGAGCAGAGATAGGTAATGTATTCCTCGAGACATTCAAAGAGTACATGGAGGCGGTGGAGAAGTGGGCAGAGGACAATGGTTACGAGGTTAGTGATACCCCGGAGACTGTATTTGAACAATATAAAGAGGTGTTTATGGAGCAGGTACAGGAGTACGTAGAGTCATTTAAATTAGAGCTCTAATATACTGCTCGTAGTTCTTATCTACCTTCCAGAGAATTAGTACATCTAGTATAAATATTAATAGCTATATGAGAAACTTTACAGACACTGATAATATTGCACGTCTCTATACAGAGAATACATCGAATATACAAGAAGCACATAATATGGACACCGGCGAAGGTGTAGATGAGGCTGCGTTATTAGATGAGATTCGCAAATATCTAGATGATAAGGGTGCAGAGATTAACAAAGAGATGGAAGCTCGTCAGGCTGCTGGCGAGAATGTCTTTTGGGGAGTACCAGCTACAGAGGGTATTATTGAAGATCTGAAAGAGTATGGTCTAAATGGTATTAAGTCATTAGAAGACTTTAAGGCATCTGAAGCTTCATCTGAATACAGCGATGCATATAAGTCTGTTTATGGTGTTAGACCACGCGGACATCATTGGTCAGATCACACTGCAGAAGAGTGGGATGATATTATTACCGACCTATATAAGCAAGGTAGAGAGTCTGATCCTGAGAAAGAAGAGCCATATGTGCACAAGAACAGCGATGAGCCTGTTAATGATATGGCTAAGGCATTTGCATCAGTTGGTGAGAGCACTAAAAACGACGCAGACCTTATTGCTGAGGCATATAGCTCTATTATAAAGTAACGGCGGCTCAATTTTTTGGCGCGCCTGCGGCGCGGCCTGCGGCAGGGGGCTTTCCTTCGGAAAGCCTATTCCGGAAAAGAGTATTGATACGTAACGGGAACACCGATATAATAATAGTATGATCGATATTAAGTTTAGATGTGATAAGGCTATTAATAAGAAGCTTCGTTTGTTTGATGTAGATAAACGTAAGTTAGAATTATTCCTGAACTACCTTGCTAATTACCTTGTACCGACGCGTAAGTATTGGTCGTATGAAGTTGGTGTTAAGGGTATTAACTCTCAGAGCTCTTCGTACTTCTGGGGTGAGGATGAGATCGAGGTAGGTCTGATATCTTATGATTGCGATACTAAGCAGAAGAAGAGAGAGTATTTCCTATCGTCTATCGCTCATGAGTTTCGTCATTGGGTGCAGGCTGTACTGCAGAAGGTACCAGAGAAGAAGATTGCTTATTCAACTAAAGATCTGATGGATATGAATGATAACTACCTTAAGAACCCATGTGAGCTCGAATGTCATGAATGGGAGAGGCTAATGATTAAATTCGATGAGATGGTATAAATAATATTATGCGTGAGGAAGATAGAAACATCGTTGAATCGTATCTCAACCAATCTGCTATTGGTGCGATGCAGCAACGTAACCCTAATGGTGACAAGTACAGACCAGGAGACGATGTTGGTAATTCAAACGTCAATCAATTTGCTGGCTTAATCGGAAGAGGTAAGGCCAATGCAGGTAATATAATGTCGGCTGTTGATCTCGCTTCTGATAATGAAGGTGAGGTATATGGTTATATTGACCTCGAGCATGAAGATACTATCGCCACTCCTTCTAATCCATCGATACTTGTAACAGGTTACGGTAGAGTTAATCTAACTACATTAACAGATAATATACGTAGAGATCTCGCTGACTTATCAAAAGCACCTATACTCGCTATTAATGCTAAGATTGCTGAATCAGACTCAGTACTAGTCCATAAGGTAAAGGCACTTAATCAAGTGATGCAACAAATGGCATCTCCACAATATAAACGTAAGATAACTCTTGCATCGCGGAGAGCATAGGTTATAATAGTGTATGCAACACTATCAAGGTAAGGTCCACATTGAGTGGAAGGATATCGACCAATCTATAGAAGGTATTTTAAAAGAGCTACCTCTCGAGAAGTTTGATACTATACTAGGCTTAGCGCGCGGCGGTATGATACCTGCTACGATTCTAGCTTACAAGACTAAGTGTCACAACCTACAACAGCTCGGAGTCCGGACACGGGACGTTGATAGTATTCAATACTATGGTGCACCTCAACTAACAGGTAATGTTCTCATTGTTGATGATATTAATGACTCTGGACTTACATTCGCATCCGTAAAGGATTACATTCAACATCATTTCGATCATGATGAAACTAAAACAATAACATATGCATCTCTTATCAGGCGATCAAGTACCTCGTTCAATGACGATATTACAGGCCTCGTTGCTGATAATGATTCATGGTATGTCTTCCCTTGGGATTGAATAATTGATTAAATAATTAAGTGAAAGCACGTCCGTACTATTTTGAGATTAAAGACATGATCGCGCAGTTTGTAGCTGCGTTTGACGATATCGTCATAGGTAGATTTAATAAAAATCGAGAAGAAGAGGACCGTATCAATGTTAGATATCTGTATGCACCAAAGCAGCGTGTAATGCATGATATTATTAACCTAAATAAAACAATAACTATACCTGCTGTTGCAGTTTCAGTATCTAGTGTGTCGAGAGACCCTAGCCGAGTTTTTAATAAGCTAGACGGCTTCTATTATAGTGCTAACTCTGAGGGCCAGAAAGCCGGTGACTTATATTCACGGCATATTAAGACGCCTATACCTATTAATCTAGAGCTTAACGTATCTATTCTCGCACGGTATCAAACTGATGTAGATCAGATACTGTCTAACTTCGTACCATTCTGTAACCCTTATGTTATTATATCCTGGTATCTACCTAAAGATTTTAATACAGACATAGATCAGGAGATTAGGTCTGAAGTACTATGGAATGGTAATGTCTCAATGAATTACCCTATTGAGCTAGTTAGCTCGCAAAAAGCACGTGTTACAGCAGATACTACATTTACTGTTAAGGGGTGGTTATTCAAAGACGAAGACCAACCAGCTGGTAATATCTTCTATATTGATCAGAACTTTGTAGCAGAGAGGCTTATTACAGAGTATGAATCAATGACCGGCGCTTACTTATCAGGTCACTTAACAGAGTCATTTGAAACATCTGCTTCTCCATATGTTACTGGTCTGTTCGTTAACGGAGTTAGATTGGAAGATCCGCTCGTATATGACACTGCACCTCTTAATGATCTAGAGATTAGTGTTGAAGGTATGAGATTTGACTTATTAGATGGATTGTTACTATCAGCATCAGATACTAGCTCCTTAACTAGCGTCAGTGCATTCGATCAATTTACTAGACAGGGAGCTATAACAGGTCAGCCACTTGACTATACAGTTAATAGTGAAAATTCTATATCTCTAACACTGCCTGTACCAGATAGCTTAACTGGTACCTTTGCATTTGTACCATATAATAGTGCTGGTTGGGATACAACAGTTAACTCATACCTCTCTGCTACTGCTCCTGCAGGTGAGGATGGTAGAGGCAATAAGCCGATATATATAGAATTCCTCTAGTAGGTCCTTTATAATCGTAAAAACAATATTAAATAATTAAGACTATGGCGGACAACGAAAAGAAATCATTTTTTAACTCTAACTTTATGAAGAGTGTAGCTAGTAGATTACCTTATCAGACGCCAAACGCGGAAGATCTTATTGGTAATCTAAACCCTAAGTATCAGGAGTTTCAAACGGCAGGTGTAGGAAGGACTGAAGCGTTAGCTAATCAGTCTGTATTCTATCAGAACGACTACAATACTGTTGCTGCAGGTCAGGTCAGTAAAGAAGGTAATTATGCTGAGCTAGTATATGCTAATATTGAAGAGAATAAGTCAGGTAGACTTCGCGACTATCGAATAATGGCCTCCTTCGCTGAAATCTCTGATGCCCTTGACGAGATATGTGATCAAGTTATTAACATTGACGACAACGGCGACGCTGTTAAACTAAAATTCCGCAATACTGAGTTAAAGGAAGAAGACCAACTTCTCATCGAAAAGGAGTTTAAAAAGTATATTGACTACTTCGCTCTAGATAGAAAAGGCTTTGAGTACTTTAGACAACTGCTAGTTGAGGGTGAAGTATTCTTCGAGCATATTATTCATAAGGAGTTTACTAAAGAAGGTATACTTGGTGTCGTACAGCTACCGTCAGATCTTATTGACTCTGTGTACGATAATATCCAGAATATGCTCATCAAGGGGTATATTCTACGGAAGCCAATCTTCGATCCTAATAAGCCTGATAAGGTTGATAAGATGGAGTTTATACCGATGGATACTAATCAGGTAACATACTGTCACTCTGGTATATGGAACCAGGATAAAACATTCCGACTACCGTTTATTGAGAACTCTAGAAGAGCTTATAGGCAGTTATCACTTGTTGAGGATAGTATCGTAATCTACCGCTTGGTAAGAGCACCTGAGAGACTTGTATTCAACGTCGACGTCGGTAACATGGCGCCTCCTAAAGCAGAAGCATATCTCAGAAAGCTTATTCAGCAATATTGGTCAAAGAAAACATTTGATGTTAACCAAGAAGGTGCGGTTCAGAAGTTTAACCCACAGTCAATGCTCGACTCATTCTGGTTCGCTAAGAGAGCTGGCTCTGACGGTACCTCTGTTACACAGCTGCCAGGTGGTGCTAATTTAGGTGAGTTAGCGGATCTAATGTACTTCGTTAATAAACTTTATAAATCATTAAAAGTACCAACAAACAGACTCAACCCTGAATCTGGTGTTTCAGATGGTAATGAAATACTCCGTGACGAACTTAAGTTCGCTAAGTTTATTATTAGATTACAGCAGCAATTTGCAGCTGGTCTTAAAAATGGTTTCTTAACACATCTCGACCTTAAAGGTACTAAAGAGAAGTACGGTATTAAAGAGCAGAATATACATCTCGAATTTAATGTGCCTACAAACTTCTTTGAATTAAGAGAGAATCAGAAGCTCGAGCTGAAAGCTACTAACTATAATAACTTAGCGGCTAACGAATTTATCTCTGCCACATACGGTCAGAAGAAGTATCTCGGCTGGAATGAAAATGATATTAAAGCTAATAGAGAGCTACTACGTAAGGATGCTGAGTTTCAGTGGGAGCTGCAGCAGATAGCTGGGGGAGGGCCGAACTGGAAGGATGAGTTACAAGCTGCTCCTGATATGGATGGTGATATACCTGGTATGGGAGGTGGTACACCTCCTGGGGTAGCACCTGATTTTGGCGGATCGCCGGCTGATGCTGGTGATGAAGCTGATACTGGTGGAGAAGCTGAAGGCGCTGTCGAAGGCGGTGATGCTGCTGGTGCACCGGAACCTGCCGTCTAAGTAAGATTAAGCGTTTATCACTTGCTGCTATATATTTACCGGTGTAACCCGTGTAATGTCTATGCATATAACTAAATATTATTAATGGCAAAGTGTGATATAAAACCAGTCTCAGCATTTCAGAGTACAAATCTTAGTAGTAAGATCAATACTTTTAATGAGCTGAGTGATAGAATTCTTAATACATTAGGGTATCCCTTTATTAATGTAGAGATTCATCGCGATAGTCTCTATACTAATATTCAGATTGCAGTTGAGATGTTTACTAAGTTCGCTGGTTACACACAAGAGTATCTTTTATTTGATAGTGATTTGTATGTCATGAACCAAGGCATCAAATTAGACCATCTCTTTACAATTAATACAAAAGGTACATTTGGTCAAGAATATTTAGATGGTGTAAAGTCTCCAGATTTTACTAATAGAATTGAGAATAGCCCTACTAACGCTACATATATTGCAGCATCAGCTATATCATCAACTGAATTCACTACTAGTAGTGCACTATCGACAGTATTTACAGAGGGTAATAACTTATCTGCAAATGATGTTATTGACGGTACTATATACGATAAGATTATTGAAGACTTGCCATCCCTTAGTAGTTCGTTTATAGTACAACCTGTTAAGTCCTTTAGCATATTAGGTTCTGCGTCAGGAGCTGATTCTCCTAATGCTGATACATCATATTTTAATAGCTATGATTACGATGTAATGGATTATAGAAAGGTTATAGCAGTACAGGACTTTGAGGAAGGTTCATCATCAGGTGTCAATCAGCTATTTACTATCGAGCAGACAATGGCTCAGCAAACATACTTCAGTTATGCGATGGGTAGCTATGGATTTGATTTGATTAGTTGGTATGTTCTCAAGGATTGGATGGAGATGCGAGAGAAGCTCCTAGCTACTAAACGTAGTTATACATTCGATGACCGCACTCAGATGTTGAGAATGTATCCTCAGCCGAGATCTGGTGGTGGTTCGGCCAGTAGATTCTACGGTGTTGTAATGTGCTCTGTTGAACGCCCTGTAAGAGATGTGATTAAAGAGCATTGGGTATACCAATACTCATTAGCGCTAACTAAAATCACAGTTGCGAATATTCGAGGTAAGTATGGTGCAGTGACCTTATTCGGCGGCGGTAGTTTAAACTCCTCAGATCTTATGACACAAGGTTTAGCAGAGAAGACTAACCTAGAGTCTATGCTATATGAAGGCTCACCTGGATTAGGTGACAGTGACCCACCTATGTTCTTTGTAGGCTAATGAGTAACGAGGCTGGTTATAACTACCTAGACACCTCGTATACAGGTACTAGTGCAGCTTATCTATCCGGTCTGGGTGATACTGACCCTTATAATGTCTTTCGAATTATTGGTGATAGTGATAGAGGCACCGCTAAGTCTACTATAGCAGGTGAACAGGGCCCATTTGTTTAGAGAATGAAGAAGAACAAAAAATATAGGCAAGGTATATATAAGCCTGTTAATAAAAAGAAGTATGCAGGTGGCTCGGACCCTGTTTATAGGTCTAGCTGGGAATTAAAATTTTTTAAATGGGCTGACTCTAACAGTAGAGTACTTAAATGGGGTAGTGAGAGTATTATAGTGCCTTATATAAGTCCATTAGATAAGAAGGTACATAGGTATTTTGTTGATAACTTTATAGTGTTTCTTAATAGAGATAATAAACCTACAAAGTATCTTATTGAAATAAAACCTAGTGGATCTGTATCTAGACCAACAACAACAGGTTCTAAGAAGAAAACCACGCTAATATATGAGCAACGAACTTGGGTTGTAAATCAAGCAAAGTGGGAAGCTGCGAAGCGTTGGGCTGACCGTAAGGGTTATGAATTCCTTATTTTAACTGAGAAGGAATTAGGTATACGTTAAGTTTACTATAAATTTTACTTTTAGTGTAGAAAAAAGGTGTATATACTATAAATAATTGGTATATATGGGATTGAATCTAATAGTCGAAACACCAGCTCCTCGCGAGTCCTTCGAATATATTGTCGAAGAGGGTTCCTCTAAAGGTAAGCAGAGCCTCTTTATTAAAGGCCCTTATATGATGGCTGAGGACGTTAACCGCAACAAGCGTATCTACTCTCTTAATGAGATGAAAGAAGAAGTATCTCGGTACGAAGAGGAAATGGTCAAGCCTGGTAGGGCGATGGGAGAGCTTAATCACCCTTCGACTGCTGATGTAGATTTAGAAAGAGCTTGTCATATTGTAACAGAGATGTCTCAAGATGGTAATGTCTTCTACGGTAAGAGTAAAGTATTATCAACTCCAACCGGTTTAATTGTAAGAAGCCTTATTAATGACGGTGTACGGGTTGGTATGAGTTCTAGAGCGCTAGGACAACTAATACCTGAAAGTAACCGAGACGGTGTTAACCGCGTAAAAGATTTTAAATTAGTAGCAATCGATTGTGTTGCTGATCCTTCCTTCCCAAAAGCTTTTGTTAATGGTATTCTTGAAAGCAAGCAATACGTACTCAACCAGTACGGTCAGTTTGAAGAAGATTACGATAATTTCGAAAAGACTATCGCAACTATGCCTACCAAGAACAAGGATGCATTTTTGAGAGAGAATATGCTAAAATTCATTAAAGGTCTATAAACTACTATGAGCCAACAGAATATTAAAAAAGAGATTGTTAAATTTATTGATAAAGTCATCAATAAAGACTACAAGGACGCTAATTCTCATTTAAATAAGGCAATAAGCGGGAAAATTAAGACTAAAATCATAAATAATAATACAACAATCTTTTAACCTATGCAAAACATTTCCGACATTTTGAGAGAAGCAACAAACGGCCAAGTTGACGACGCCGTCCTAACCGATATTGAAAATGCATTCAATCACCGCTTGCAAGAAAAAGCTAAGCTTCACGTTGATAAAGCCTTGCTTGAGCAAGACGAGCTTTACTCAGCTAAGCTTGAGAAGCTTTTAGAAGCTATTGACGCAGATCATTCTGCTAAATTAGAAAAAGTTGTTAAAGCTATCGATAAAGATAGAGTAGCAAAGCTTAAGGCTGTTGTTACTAAGTATGAAAATACTTTAAATGAAGATGCCGAGGTATTTAAAGCTGAATTGGTTGAGTCCATTTCCGAATACCTCGATGCATTTTTAGAAGAATCTGTACCAACTGCTGAAATTAAAGAAGCAGTTAAAAACAAGAAAGCAATTACTGTATTAGAGGGCTTACGTAAGCACTTAGCAGTAGATAGCGCTCTTGAGAAGAAAAGCATCAAAGATGCTGTTTCCGATGGTAAGAACCAAATTAATGAAGCCACTGTACGGCTTGAGTCTGCACTTCAAGAGAAAGATGCTGTAATAGAAGAACTTAATAGTATTAAGTCAAATCTTCTTATTGAACAGAAAACATCCGGTCTCGACGAAAGAACAAGTAAGTTTGTTAAGAAGATGCTCAATGGTAAGTCCTATGACTATATCGCTGAGAACTTTGACTACACACTGAAGCTATTCGGTAAGAAAGAAGAAAGCAGGCTTGAGAGCCTTAAAACAGAAGCTTTGGAAAATACTTCTAAGTCAGATGTACTCCAGGAGCAAGTAGTTGTTGAATCAACCGCTCCTGCTAGTCCGTACATGGCTGAACTTAGTAAGTACTAATTTCTCCTCTGTAGATGTTTCTCATGAGTTACCTGGTGTGTAAGATTTTTAATACACACCTTGGGGTCGAAAAACACAAAACATTATATACATTTGTATATAATTTTTTAACGAAAGGAAATTAAAACTATTATGAATTCAATCCGCCCATCACAGGCTTATATTGACGAATCTAGAGCAGCTTCCCTCTTAGAAAAATGGGCTCCAGTATTGGACTATTCTTCTAAGTCAGTTGCACCCATCGAAGACAGTCACACTCGTCTGAACACCGCTATGCTTTTGGAAAACCAAGAGTCATGGTGCATTCAGGAAAGTGGACCTAACTACGCACCAACCAACGGTAACGTTGCTGGCGCCGGTGGTTCCATCGGAACCGGACAGACCACTGGTCGTTCTGCGTTTGGTACTCCTGGTACCGACGAGTACGCCGCTGGTGACTTCCGTCTTCCGAAGATCTTGATTCCAATGATTAGACGAACTTTCCCCGAGTTAATCACTAACGAGATTGTTGGTGTGCAGCCTATGGCAGGTCCTGTTGGACTTGCATTTGCACTTCGCTATCGCTATTCAGGGGAAACCCTTGGTACTGGTATCGACGGTAAAACAGGCGCTGGTAATACCCCTGCTGACCAAGCGGCCGTCCTCGCGGATGCAGCTGGTAAAGAGGCTGGGTACAACTACCTACAAACTGCATACACTGGTACATCCGCTGCTTATCTCTCTGGTACAGGCGACACTGCGTATAACGTAAATAACCTGATCAGTGATAGAGACAAGGGTGTAGCTGCTATCCTCAAGAACTTCGAAGTTACTGGAAACATTCCATCCTTTGAAGTATCCTTTGAGAAGACAGCAGTAGAAGCTGGAACTAGACGCCTTGGAGCGCGCTGGTCAGTTGAACTTGAACAGGACCTTAAAAACATGAATGGTATCGATATCGATACTGAATTGACAAACGCTATGTCGTATGAAATTCAGGCCGAAATCGACCGTGAAATGTTGGTTCGTATGATTCAGGTTTCTCTGGACGCGGGCGAAGGTCCTGGTTACTCCATCTGGAGTCCTGCTTCCGCCGACGGTCGTTGGTTAGTAGAACGTAATCGTGATTTCTATCAAAGATTAATCATCGAAGCGAACCGCATTGCTGTACGTAACCGTCGTGGCGCTGCAAACTTTATTGTTGCAACACCACGCGTATGCGCTATCCTTGAGATGCTCCCTGAATTCCAGTGGGCACCTGTACAAGGTAACGTAAACACACAGCCTGTTGGAGTAGCTAAGATCGGTAATCTTGGTGGACGTTTCAATGTATACCGTGATACAAGAACAGATGGTAACAACATCGATGCAGCTAATGCAGAGAAGCCTGAGTATGCCCTATTGGGTTACAAGGGACCTGAGTTCTATGACACTGGTATTATCTATTGTCCGTACATCCCGGTTATGGTACAACGCACCATTGGTCCTAACGACTTCGCACCACGCGTAGGCTTGCTTACACGTTACGGAGTTGTTGATAACATCTTTGGCGCTAACCTCTACTACCACACTATTCTCGTTACTGGACTTGGGGTCTCATTTACACCTGCTTCAAACAGCGTGTACTTCTAAGACTTAGACAGTATAAGATAAACAAACTTAAGGGTATCGGCTTTCGCCGATACCCTTTTTTTATGTTAATATGTATTATTAAGCTTACTGCTTTGACGTCTTAATATGTACTCTCTGCGGGTCAATTAAAGTACCAGCTACATGAGTTAATACACTCTCATCTGATGCCCTAACAGGGTTAATATCGATACCACCTCTACGTGCATATAGACACATTACACCTAGCTCAGTAGGCTCGAATGTCTGCATCAAACGCTGATAAATGCATTCACAAATCTCTTCATGGAAGTGACACTCATCTCTAAATGAGATAATATACTTCAATAATGCAGTCTTATCAACTACATGCTTAGACTTCATATGAATCATCACATCACCCCAGTCAGGTTGAGACGTTACTCGGCAGTTACTCTTAAGTAGCGCTGAGTGATACTTAACCTCAACGTCTGTATCACCTGACACCTTACCCTCTTCTAGAAGCTCAGGCGTTTCGTTATATACAGTATATACATTATCCTTATCGCATACCTGATCTTCAAGTGTATCATACTCGGCTAGATTCCATTGTTGATGAGCACATACATCATACTGATCAATCGCACTAGGATCGAAGAAGTTAACTGCTACGTCAGTCTCAAGCAACTGACTAAGATCTTCACTAACTTTAGCCTCAAACTGCGCTACCGCCTGTTCCTGAGTACCTTCAAACTGTGTCATATTAAAAGAGTTAAGGTATAGTTTAATACTCTTACTCTCAACGATATATGCGCTATTGCAGTTATATACAATTTTTACAACACCTGTTGCCGGTCGCCCGTTATTCAGGAGAAAGGAACACTCATATGCATTCCACGTATCGTAACCGACGAAGGGTAAATCACCTTCTACAATACCTAGGTAACCTCTATTATTTGATCGAGGTTCTTTAACAAGCAATTCAGGGTCATACTGACTCTTATACTGCGATGTCTGTCCTAAGTGCTTACTAATTCTGCTATTATCTAGTTCTTTATTTGCCATAATTTTCTATCTCATTATATACTACTTTCATACGATTTTCAACTGATCCTTTCAATCTAACTACCTTAGTTGAGGCCTCTGTTGAAGCTAAAACCCTCTCAAATATATCTACAATATTATTTCTAAACTCTACGTCGATGCTTCTCTCCCCGTCGTCAATCAATGGGATGTCAGGTTCAGTGTAGAATATAATATCCATCTTATCAACAAGCTTACGATATAGATACGACGCATACTCCATTACATCTGCACCTACCTTACCACTGCAATGCAGGTACCTCGTATACACCAAGCCATCCAATATACATCTATCTAAAATAACATCTTTATCTTTATATGTAAGATAATTATGCATATGTCGATTTAAAATAGCTAACTGCGTAAACTCATCACCATCCTCATTAATAGAGAGATCATATGTCTTCTTAACCCACCTAGTTACCTCAGGCTCAAATTCATACGATTTAAACTTTTCATCATCTCTACATCTTTTAAGTAGAGTAGACTTACCTGTACTTTGAGCTCCTGTAAAACTAACTATCATATTACTGTATAATGGATTTAAATTGCATAACGTTATAGTAGATAGCCTCTTTCTGCGTATCAGTTACTTTATGATCGATAAGATCAGCTAACTTAATAGAAGGCTTCTCTGCTAATCCTAGATTACCATTATATCGTAGTTCCTTAATACCTGCTACAACAGGATTAGATGTATCAACCGTTCTAATATTTTTAATATCACTATAATGTCCGAACTCTGAAGCTAATGAACAGCCAAGCAGGTGGTGAGGCTTCTGCCAATTCCAAATACCATCATTGATGAGATCTCTAATAAACTTCTGCCTACCAGTAGACCAACGCTCTAGTTCCGTACCACCTCTACCGGTCGCGATATAGTAACTATAATCAAAACTAATTGCAATATAGTCGGCATTTCTAGACATATACTGGTAACACTCAACTAGCTCATCATATGTACGTCCTTGTACTGCACCTATTTTTAAGCCTGGTAAGTCAGCATATTCTTTTGTAAAGTCAGAGAAACTTACCATCGTCTGGTAACCGTCCTCTAATACATCAGGTACAATATAATAAGTCGGCTGTAACTCTTTTACATACTTGGCAAATTTAACACTATCGAATGCTTCACCTAATTCAAATATACTATTATCGAGTAAAACCTCTCTACCGCAGGCCAATGACCTCTTAAAGAACTTTAGATAATCTGGGTGAGTCTCAAATAGATGCACTAAAGCGTAATCGTAATCATTATAAGTAATTGATTCCTCTAGCATTGATAGAGGCGTTTCGTGGGATATCATCTTCGTCATACACCTATTAT